GAACTTGGCCGAGCAGCTACACATCCTGGGCGAAGGCTGGCAGTTCGCCCGCGACGACGACGAACGCAGGCGCCTGCTGAAGCGCGCCATCGAGCTGCACCGCTACAAGGGCACTCGCTGGGCCATCCAGCAGGTGCTGGAGACGCTGGCCCTGTCCGGCCAGATCAGCGAGTGGTTCGAGTACGGAGGACAGCCCTACTACTTCAAGATCAACGTCGACCTCTCCACGCGCGGCATCGACGAGGCCACCTTCGATGCATTGGTGGCGCTGATCACCGAGTACAAGAACGTCCGCTCGCACCTGGAACTGCTGACCCTGTCGCTGACCAACGTCAGCCAGGTGCCGGCGATCGCGGCCACCACCCTCTGCGGCGAGCTGGCCACCGTCTTTCCGTACGAGCTGACCGAACTGAACCAAGTAAGCCAGGTGCCGCGCTTCGGCATCGGCCACTGGAGTGTCGAGACCGTCTGGGTCTATCCGCAGACCGCTTAATCGCTTTTTTGAACACTGGGAGCCCCTATGGCCAATGAGTTTTTCACGATCCTGACCGCCACCGGCCGCAACAAGCTGGCCGCCGCCATGGCGACCGCCACGCCGCTGGCCTTGACCCAAATGGCGGTGGGCGACGGCGACAACGGCGCCTACTACAGCCCGACCGAGGCCCAGGCCACGCTGAAGCACGAGGTCTGGCGTGGCGCGATCAACCACCTGGCGGTCGATGCCAACAACCCCAACTGGATCGTCGCCGAACTGGTAATCCCGGACGACGTCGGCGGCTTCTACATCCGCGAGGTCGGCCTGTTCGACAGTGCCGGCGCGATGATCGCCGTGGGCAAGTTCCCCGAGAGCTACAAGCCGACCCTGGCGGCCGGCTCCAACAAGCAGCTCTACGTGCGGATGATCCTGGAGGTAAGCAACACCACGGCGGTCACTTTGCTGGTCGATCCGAGCGTGGTCCTGGCCACCCGTCAGTACTGCGATGACAAGGTCGCCGATGAACTCAACAAGCGGGACAGCAAGCAGTCGGTGCGCGTGGCCACCACGGCCGCGATCGCGATCGCCGGCCTGCAGACGATCGACGGTGTGGTGCTGGTGGCAGGTGACCGCGTGCTGGTCAAGGATCAGGCGGCGGCCGCAGAAAACGGTATCTACGTGGCAGCGGTCGGCGCCTGGGCGCGCGCCACTGATGCCGACAGCGGAACCAAGCTCAACGCTGGGGCGCTGGTGCCCGTCGAGGCCGGAACGGTCAACGCTGACACCATTTGGATACTCAAGACGGACGGCGCCATCATCGTCGGCGCCACGCCCATCGCGTTCCAGTGGGCCGGCGGCCTCAATGCCCCGACCCAGGCGGCTGGGGACAACAGCGCCAAGGTCGCCAATACCGCCTTCGTTCAGGCCGCCCTCGCCGCCCTAGTCGCCTCATCGCCGGCAGCGCTGGACACTCTCAACGAGTTGGCCGCTGCCCTAGGCAATGACTCGAATTTCGCCGCGACCATCACCAATGCGCTCGCGCTCAAGGCGCCGCTGGCGTCGCCAGCGATGACCGGCAATCCGACTGCCCCGACTCCGGCGCAGTTCGACAACGACACCAGCGTGGCGACGACGGCATTCGTACAACGGGCGATCGGTAGTAGTTCAAGTGCTGTCCAGCTAACTGCTAATACAGTTTTGACAGTCGCGGACATCGGAAAGTCGATTCAACTACCAAATGCAGGAAAAACTATAACGATTCCGGCTGCAACTCTGGCAGGAGTCGGCGCCATCGGTGCAACGCTCAGGTTCGTCAACAACTCAGGCGGCTCAAACACTATTACGGCAGCAGCAGGCGCAATCATTACCGGCGTGTCAAGCGCTGCCTCGTTGGTACTCGGAAGTGGGGACAACGTCGATCTGGTGGCGGTCGACGGTAATAATTGGTTTGCCGTATCTGGTAGTGCCTCGCTTCGTGGAAACGGCGGGGATTTTGGATCGTCCCTCGCGCCCAACGGATGGCGAAAACTTCCAAGCGGAGACATTGAGCAGTGGGGGTCAGTTGTCACAAGCACAGGCGGGGACGTTACGTTCACCTTCCCGATTGCTTTTCCAAATGCGGTGTACTCAATAACCGCCACCACGGCTAATTCTGTGACGCGTTCAAGCGTCGCGTGCATTGGCGGAACTTCGCTGGCATCTGTTCCGATTGGTGGTTTTTTAAGTTCAACCGGCGCGCGTGTTGCAGAAGCCGTCAATGTCCGAGTAATTGGGAAATAAGGGGAGATCATGAAATTTTCACCATCCACCAAAGGTTTCTACATTGAAGCCATTCACGGCGCTTCGATCCCGGTTGATGCTGTTGATGTAACCGACGAAGAACATGCCGCGCTTCTGGCAGCCCAATCACAGGGCAAAAGCATCGTCGCCGCTGCAAACGGCCGCCCGATTCTTGTCGATCCGACGGCGACGCCCGCCCAACTATGGGAATCGATCAAGGCCGAGCGCGATCGCCGCAAGGCCGGTGGCTTTAAGGTTGGCGCGCTGTGGTTCCATAGCGATGCAGACAGCCGCATCCAGCACTTTGGCCTGAAGGATAAGGCGCGGGACGTGCTCGCTGCCGGCGGGGCGATGACGGACAACCTCACCATCCTCGGCCAGCCGGTGCGCTGGAAGACAATGGACGGCTCATTCGCCAATGTCACGGCGCAATCCGCGTTCGATATCGTGGCCGCCGCTGGTGACCTCGACGCGCGACTGTTCGCCGTCGCGGAAACCCACCGAGCTGCGATGGAGGCGGCGCCCGATCCCGCCGCCTATGACTTTTCGGCCGGCTGGCCGGAAACCTTCGGAGGCTGAAACCATGTCGGCCGTCCAATTGCTCTTCACCCGGCGCCGGCATCCCGGCAGTACTCTGATCCGCGTTACGACCTGGTCGGCCTGGTCGCATGTCGACCTGATCGACAGTCAGTCGGTGCTTGGTGCGGTGGCCTTCCACGGCGTCGAGCGCGAGCAGCTGGCGACCCGCTTGGCCCATGCCAGCCGGGCGGCGGTCATGACGATCCCCTGCACCGATTCCCAGGCCGTGATCGCGGCCGCCGAGTCGCAAATCGGCAAGCCCTATGACTGGCCGGGCGTTCTGGGAATCGGCCTGCATCGGGACTGGCAGGAGCCGGATCGGTGGTTTTGTAGCGAGATGGCGGCCTGGGCCTTCCACGAGGCCGGGCGGCCGCTGTTCCGGCCTGACGCGCTGTACCGGGTCACGCCGCAGCACCTTTGGATGCTGCCCTACGAGGTTCGCTTTATCGAGACGCGGGACGCACTGCAACCGGCATGAAGAAGAGGGCGGCGGCCGTGGTGCGGAAACACCCCGACCGTCACCGTAACCCACAGACAGAACCTGTGAGCCTTGGCCAAGGCCCCCTTACCGTGCACACGGCGGGTCGAAGCCTACCAATAATTGCAACAAACAAAAAGGGCTTTCACAGAATGGAAATGCAATCTGCTTCCCCCATCGTTCCCTGGATCGGTGGCAAACGCCGCTTGGCGAAACATATCCTCCCGCTCTTCCCCGAGCACACCTGCTACGTCGAGCCGTTCTGCGGCGCAGCCGCGCTCTACTTCCTGAAGGCACCGACCAAAGTCGAGGTGCTCAATGACGTGAATGGGGAGCTGGTCAATCTGTACAGAGTGGTCCGCCACCACCTGGAGGAGTTCGTCCGGCAATTCAAATGGGCGCTGACTTCGCGGCAAATCTTCAAGTGGCTGCAGATCACACCCGAGGAGACGCTGACGGACATCCAGCGTGCGGCGCGCTTCTTCTACCTCCAGAAGATGGCCTTCGGCGGCAAGGTCGAGGGCCAGACGTTCGGCACCTCGACCACCTCCGGGCCGAAGCTGAACCTGCTACGCCTGGAAGAAGACCTGTCGGCCGCCCACCTGCGCCTCAGCCGAACCTACATCGAGAACCTGGACTGGGCAGCCTGCATCACGAAGTACGACCGCGAGCACACCCTGATCTACTGCGACCCGCCGTACTGGGGCACCGAGGGCTATGGCGTCGATTTTGGACTACATCAATACCAGCGCATGGGCGACCTCGCCAAGACCGTCCAGGGGCGCATGATCATCTCGGTCAACGACATCCCGGAGATGCACGAGGCGTTCGCCGGGCTGCACATCGAGCGAGTGGCCATCAACTACACCGTGGGCGGCGGTGGCCGATCGAAGGCTAAGTCGGGCGAGCTGATCATTCGAAACTGGTAGACGCGACAAAGGGGCCTCTCGGCCCCTTTCCTCTGCAATTCGCTTTCAATGCGTGCAACAATTACCCAGTGTAACTTATCTCGCAACCCGAGCCGCTTTTATCGCGGCGCGCTTCACCATTGAGCGGCAGGCCCGTGTGATCGGCGCCACCTGGCTGGATCAACAGTTGATCGGTGGCGGCAAGGGGCTGGGTGACCTGGGTTTTGGCGCCGAGGTCAAAGACGCGCTGCAACAGCGGGCAGATTTTCTGAT